ATTTTGGATATTTCCTCTTGGAGCCTTTGCTTCTCCCGCACGGTTGATACTTCCCGTCCTTCTTCGGTGCTCCAATGTCTACCCATTTCTCGGCTACCCATTTTCTTAAACCACCTTCTGCAAAATTTCTACGCACAGCCCGCTCTTCTTTTTCTAGCTAAACCTGCTCGCATCATTCCACCACTAGCAGCTTTTTTTCTACTTCCTTTTTTACCACCTGGTGTAATTTTACCAGAGCAAACACCGGACGCATACATGTTAGCATATGCAGATGGATATACTTTAAATTTTCTTTTCGCAGCAGCTTTTCCTTTTGCACAAAGTTTTGCCATTATCTTTTACCCTTCATAGCCATTGACATTGCAGATGGTTTTGGTTTTTTAGTTTTCTTTTGCCCTGATTGAGCAGCTAACATTTGTTGCAACTTTTTCATGGCAGCAGGTGATCCACCGCCATACAATTTAGTTCTAGTCTGTAAGTTGTATCTTCTGTTAGACATTATTTTTTCTTCTTCATAGGTTTCTTAATAACACCTCTTGCCATTAAGATATCTTTTTTAGTTACTTTACCATCACCTGACATATCAGGGAATGATTTTTTCTTTTTCATTTTCTTTTTCATCATATTTATTTCCTCTTTATTAAATCAGTTGCTTTTAATCCGTATACAGATGCTATGACACCTACAAAAATTGTTTGGTACCAAAATGGTAGCTGTGAAAAGTATTCGAAGAATAATTGCATCTTTTCCATAGCTGCCGGGTCATCCGAAAACACTGCCCACGATAATAACGCAATTGGAGCCGAAAGTAAAATCAAAATAAATTCGTCTTTCCAGTCCGATTGCCTTGCTTCTAATAATTTACCTTGATATTCAGCTTCTCCGTTTGCCATTTTCTCTGCATGACGCATTTGTGCGTCTGCCATCAACATTTTTGTCTTCTGACGGTTCTTAAAAATGTGAGAACCAGCTTGAACAGCTAATTTTATTGCACCAAACCACATTATTCGTTGCCACCTCTAAAAATTTTAACTTTTGGCATCATATTTTGTTGATTTTTCATCATTGAATCAACATTTGGAATAGTTTTTGATAAAATTGTCTTTTCAATTGATGTATCAGCTCTTAATTTTGCCAATTCTTCGTTCTGTTCTAGTTTTTCATCTTGATTTTGTTGATTCATCATTGCTTTCATCTTATCAAGGTCCATTCTATCCTTAGCTTCAGTAGCTTTTCTATCATTTTCCATAGCTCTGAGGTCTAATTCTCTTGATCTTAGTTTTGCAATCGGGTCATTATCAAATTGTGAAGTGATTTTCTTCTCTTCATTCATAAATTCTTCCATCATTTCAGCAATTAGTTGTGCTTTTCTTGATTCAATACCTTGTTGTAACTGCATTGCTTGCATTTGCATCTGTTGTGCAGCTTGTGGATTCTGTTGTGCTACCATTTGCATCTGTTGTTGCATCATTTGTAACTGTTGTAATTGTTCTCTCATCTCTAATTCAATTTGTTCTTGAGCCATAATACTAATATGTTCAAAAATATTCTTTTCTAAAGATGCCATAACCATTGGATTGTTTCTTGCCATATTAGTTTCCATAAAACTTAAATGAGATTGTATATGTGCTCTATGGTTTTGACCTGGGAAAGCTTGAAATTGTTTTCCAGCTAAAGAATCAATGTGTTCTAACGCAGGATCTTTTGGCATAGGTTGTTGTGGTTTTATTAAAACTCCATCAATATTTTTTACACCTAAAGCTTCATACATATTTCTGTACGCTTGATACATGTTATGCATTTGTGGATTTGATGTTGCCAGTTGGAGTTCCGTTTGCGCGAGGGAAATACGCTGTGTTTGAGAAAATATGTTGGGGTCAGCAACTGGCAATATATCTACTCTATCATCAAAGTCAGATTGCATTATCATTCTTTGGCCCCCAACGACATCATACGGATATTGTTGTGGTAGATATAACTTGAATACTCTAGCCATAAGTTTGAATTCATTCTTAAGAGCTGAGTAAATTCGTTTATGAATAGCAGACATAGTTCTGCTTCCTCTTTCAAGAAGTGCTACAGTTGTACCCACTGCTGCTTGTTGATTACCATCACCAACTTGCATATCAGCAATTGATGCAAATCTTTGACCTGCAGATACGACTACACCCATTAGAGCTAATAAAGTTTGACTTGGTTCTTTAAATGGAAGCATCATAAATGAGTCTCTTAAATTTCCACCAGGTGCATCGACATCTCTAAACTCTCCCGGTTGAATTGATTGTGCATCGTCTCTAATTCTTATTCCTCTCATTTTAAAACCAGCTGGCAGATTAGATAACGTTCCCGCATCTAAGAGCTGTCTTAAAGCTGCGGTCGCTGTTCTAGACAGTCCACCAATCATGTGGATTAAACCGAAACCATAAAAACCTAAACCCGGTAAAAATTTGAAATGAACAAAATATTGAACTTTATTTTTATTTGGATCTCCTACTTCATAGTTTCTTTTGATCGATAAAATTTCTCTTGAACCTTCTTCAAGTGTTACAATGTATGGAAGTTTAATTCCTGACGGCTCACCAGTCTCTGGATTAACATCTTCAAAACCTTCAATGTCTAAGTTTACGTGACATTCTAGAAGTGTATATAAATCATCATTCTTAGTTTTAGATACTCCTTCTAATTCTCTTTCTTTTTTCTCAACATCAGTTTCTTTATCTTGTGGTGCAGATAAATCGATGTCTCTATAGAAACCTGCAATTTGTTGTTTTCTTAATTCGTTTTCAGAAATTTTTACTTTATGGATGACTGCTTCCGCATCGTCTAATGAGGTAGCCGTATACGGAACCACTAAGTCATCAGCCGGTACAAACTTTGATACCGCTCTACCTTCTACTTCATCATAATAAACTTTTTTAAAAGTTGATCCAGATAATGGAAGATGAAATAACATAGAATCAAATTCAGGTTCATACTCTTTCATTTGTTCCATGATTTGATAGTTCATAAAATCTTTAACACGTATTGCTTGATCTGTTTTTTCTGCAGTTGGTATTCCAAGTATCTGAGTTCTAACCGGTCCATCCGCTGGTAATAATTCTTTATAAGCTAAAGCTTGAAACTGTGTTACAGCTTCTGCAAGAACAGGATGTGTTGCACCTGATGCACCTTGAAATGGTTCTGTTCTATTATCGTATTTGAAACCCAATAAATCTAAACCTTGAGTATAAGTTCTTTCCCAATCTTTTCTGGACATTGAGTAGTCCATGTATTTTTGATTTAAGTCTGATGCTAATGAACCTAAAACATCATCAGGTAAAAAGTCTGCTAAGTTTGCATAATGCTCATCACCACCTTCAGGGGATGCAGCTTGTGGATCTAAATTAATATCAACTGATCCATCTTCGTTTTCTGTAACTTCAACATCATCAGGAGCATCTTGTTGCTCTGATATTTGTTCAATTACCTGCTCTTGAATTTCTTCTTCGCCTGGTACGTTAAATTCTTTTCTTGGCTCGTTTGGAAGAGCCTTGTCTATGTCTGCCATTATTTTTCTCCGTATGTTCTACCACTTTAACAGTATTATATAAAATATTCAAGCCCTGAGGCGTGGGTCCTGATTTTGGTGGTGGTCCACTTTTTTTACCATTATGGTACAAATGATTCTGTTTCATCTTCTTGTCCTTTTATATTTTGTTTTAATTGAGCATATTTACCTGCAAGTTCTGGACCAGCTAAATATGCAATTCCCAATTCATCAGGATTTGTATATCCTCTTTCTGCAGCTTCAGCTACATCACTTGCACCTAGTCCAACCATAACAGGACCAGCGAAAGGAACAAAAGGAGCTGCTAATCTTGTAACTGGTTTTAAAATTTGTTTTGCATATTTCCCATATTTTTCGGCAGCTTTTTTAATGATTTCTTTCCCTTTATTGGTAGAAGGTGTTTCACCTTTTAAAGTCATACCAGGTTCATTTGATATAGCTAAATTTGGATCGGGTAATTTTTCTTTAAACATAATACCAGAGGGATCTAAAGATGTTCTTCTAAAAGAAAGTCTTGTTTTAAAGTTTTTAAACTCAGGATATTTTTGTCTTAATGCTCTATCATTTTTTAAATAATTAGTTGCTGCTTTTTGTTTTTCTAAAGGAGAAGCATCAATATCATCAAAAACTTTTGTAAAAGTTTCCATTTGTTTCAGTAATGGATCTTCAAAAAGTTTTGCCATTTTTCTATTTGGACTACCTGGTATATACATTGTATTTTTTAAATCAGCTAAACTTTCTTTAAAACCTGCGTGATGAAAGTTTAATCCACTTTTCTTGGGTGCACCTAATTCTGCTTCAAGAGAGGGACTCGACCTCAATTTAGTAAGCTCTAGTCTTGCTTTGTTTTTTAATTTAACTTTTTCATCATTCCACTTTTTACCAGGGCTTCCATAAAATTTAGCATCGACAAGTTGAGCTTTTCTTTTTCCAAAAATTTTCATAGCATCTTTTTGATTAGCTTTAGGATTATCATCAATCCATTGTATGACTTCTTCTACATGCTTTGGATCTTTTAAATTTACACCTGTTTGATTTACATTTAATTTAATTATATCTTTACGTGGTTTACTTAATTTAAATTCTTCACCTGCTATGCCTTTGTCCATAGCATCCATAGCGGCATTTACTGTTTGTTGCGCTAATCCAAGTTTTTTTGCAATAGTGACACTAGACTCACCTGCTTCTGTTAATGTTTTAATTTCTGCTCCATGAGATTTGACAGCGGAAGAACCTTTATAAAAATTAACTCTACCTCCTGCAGCATAACCTTCTTCTCTAGCTTCTCGATATGCTTCTTCAAAAGTTAAATTATCAGTATCCATTAATTCTATAATTTTTTCTTTTAGCTTTGATATATCTGGTTCATCAGAACCATCAGAATATTTAACTCTGCCACCGGTTGCATATCTTTCTAAATATTTGTCTCGCTCTTCAATTTTCTTTGAAACCATTTCTCCAGCTTTACCAAATAATGGTTTTACAATTCCTAAATAATCTCTGTAAGATAGTTCATCATTTTTATAAGCTTTGAATGCATACTGACCTACCATGTCTGCATATGATTTTGGATCAATCATATTAGCTGCATCTTGGGTGTTTAAGATATCTAATACTTTAAGAAATTGTTCTGGTTTTGGAAGTGGTTTGTTGGGCACTACAGTACTCCTGCAATACCGCCCTTAGCTAATTTTTTCTTTTCTTTTTTTCGTTGATCAACTAACTGCTCAATTTTTGCAACGTCTAAATCTATTTTGTCACCTTGTTTTTTAATTGGATAACTTTCTTCCATTGGAGTACCAAAAGCATATTTATTTCTCATCATGCCACCATTCATAGCTTGACTTCTTGCCATTTGTAAAAACTCATCAATAGACATTACAGGTTGACCTTGTTCTTCAGCATCAAATCTATATTTTTCATATTCATCAACAATCAGTGGATCGTAATTACCAGGCTCATATCCTTCTGCCATCTTAATTGATGGAGCTTTTCTTCTTGAAGATTTATTTTCAATTTCTTCTTTAGCTGCTTCAATTGCTTCTTGAAGACTAAAACCTCTTTCCATGAAATCATCTACA